TAATCTGTTACCTTTGGTTCAGGAAAAGTAAGTTTAGTATTACTCGGACTAAGATCCTGCACGCCCATGACATTAGTTGTGGGGCTGCTAGTAATACCTGAAGCAAGATTAGACCTTTGAACAGAATTGGTTTGTGTTGAAGTTCCGCTAAGATTTTGGAATCCGCCAGTTGCTACTTGATTAGCTACTGCGGGACTTAAAAGATTTATACTTGAACCGCTAGCAATAACTTTCCCTTGGGCGTTGTATGCCTGTCCTTTATAAACTGGAGGAGGAGTACTATTAGAACGAGTGCTATAAGCGCCCGGCTGGCTTGAGGTGGTGTCGGCAAGCCCTCCGCTAGATGCTTGTTTTGCCACGGCGGGTGATAAAAGATTTGTACCAGTTTTAATAGTTCCTCCTGAAGACATACTTGGAAGAGATAAATTAACTTTCGGGAGAGGAGCAACTTTAAGAGGGCCGATGAATCCCGGCTGTCCTGCTTTTGGAGCTGTTTTTTTTACTGTTGTTGCCATATATATATTCTACACTAATGTGAATCTATTCGCTGAACTGCAAAGATATAAAACTCCACCTGACTCGATGATTTCTCCTACCTCACAAACTAATGGAGGAAAATCATAATGCGGAACTTTAAGTCTTGTATTGAAACGTGAAAATTTGTTGAAGTCTTGTGATCCTGAAAAATTATTTCTGTAAACCTCTTGAGTCAAGGAATCTAAATCATTTTTGAGGGCTTGTAATTGTTCTTGGGTATTCTTATCCATCAAATTGTACTCATTGGAGTGGCTAAAGTCTCCAAACTTGTTATTTCTAATCCTCCGGTGGACTCAAATCTAAATAAAAACTCTTTGCCTGATTTAAAATCTACCGCGTTAGTCTCGTCCCGTAAAAATGTTTTGGAAATTGCCTCGACTGTGTTAAAAGTGCCGATAGTGGTAAAACTTGTAGCTCCGTCTATTTTGTATTTTACTGCCAAACTTTCTCCAGTCGCTAATTTTCTGAAAGAAACTTTTATCTTGTCCAGTCTTTTTTCAATATCCGAACTGCCGTAATTTTGTATTTGTGTTTCTAAAATAGAAGTGAAAGCATAGGTAGCCACGTCATTTGTTTTATCTATGCTTCCGTCTCCGCTATGAGCTATGAAGAAGAAATTACCCGCCGAACCAAAACCTTGTATCCCTGACGTAGTGATGTTCTCGGAAATATAATCCAGCGAAAGGGCGTAGGGATAATTGACATTTTTTCTGCCAAAAGACCAAAGTCCTTCGTTGTATTCCGTGCCCACATCGTTGGTCATTATCTTAGCTGAAAAGAATAGACGATTGTTTTTAACAGTCTTAGATAGCGGCATTGATATACCATTTAACTTTGCAGTAAATACTTCTTTTAAGACTTGCGGAACTCCGCCTGAATATCCCTGAATTATCATCGAGCCACGCCCTGCGCCACTAGCATTGTTTAAATATCGGTCAGTAATACCTACCAACATTCCCTCCACATTGTCTAGCACTCGCAATTCTCCCTCGCCCCAGTCAATTACTTCTTGCACATCGGGAGAGTAGAGATTCCACAAAAATACTTTAGAAGTTCCATTGTAAATGTTAATAGACGAACAACCGATTGCCATATAGTTGCCAAAGTTGCAAACTGAAGTTATTTTTAAATTCGTCGGCAATTTGAGAGCTTGATCTTGGACTGTCCCGCTAGGGTAAATTCTTACCACTATGTTGTTGTAGAAAATATATCCATTGTCGTCTTTAGCCACTATGCCTTGAGCATTACTTGAAATTGTAACGGAAGTATTGGCGACAGTAGTTACTCCAATAGTCGCTCCAGTGCCGGTGGCAGATGAGGTAGTAGTAGTTTTAGTGCCTGTGGAATAGTTATAGCCCGGTTCAACGATAGTTACTGCTGTTACTACCCCTGCTGATACTGTTGTTACGATAACAGTGCCACCTGACCCTCCTCCGATGTATAGAATGTCATTTACATTGTATAAAGTGCCGCCTGCAACTACGGAAACGACTGTAATCGTGTTATAGACTGTTCCCACAGTGCCGGCGGAGTCGGTTATAGTGGGAACACCTGAAAGTAGTCCCCATTTCCATACTTGGGTTGTGCCTTGAAATCCCCATAGATAATCTTTGTATTCCAGTAATGTACCATTCTTTGCTGCTCCGTTGCCCTCCGAAGAAGCTGGCAGAGTCCAGTTTCCTTGTGTAGCGTCTGCTTTATAGACTATTTTGGTAAGTCCTCCACTTTTTTGTCCTAGTCCGTATAATTTAGCGGATGCGGTTGCGTAGAGAAAATCTTTGATGAAGTATTGTTTCATACCGGTTGACGAACTTCCGTCATTTGTATCAGTCTCAAAACTTCTATAAGGAGTTAGGCGATTCGGATTCGTGAAAATATCAAAGTGTTTTGCTATTGAAAATCCACTCTGCGAAATAGCGCGAGGATCATCGCTAATCCCTGAATACCAACTGTTCTGTTGTGTTCCTTGTGGTTTCATTACAAAGCCCTTGGATTCATTAAAATAAAGTTCGTCCCATCGTGTACAACAAAGCAGAGCATACCTGCTAAAATATCATTGTTAGCGAGAACAGTATTTACTCCTTTAACAAGAGGAAAATTACCTCCCCCGTTTGGGTTTAAAGTAGCCGCCCCAGTATTAGCTGTGTTAGCTTTAAATATAAATGAAAATCCCGCTATCATTCCCGTCACCGGAGTTGGGGATAACGAGATTACATAAGTATCGCTCGAACCACTATCTACCGCGTAATTTCGCTGACCTGACTGCCCTACAATGTTATCTGCAATAGTTAATGACGCTTTAGCATCTACGTAGGCCTTAATTGCTTTTTGAGAAGGATATTTAACATCTGAATTTGCCGCTAAAGTTGTATCAATATCTTTATTTGATACTTCCTCTTTATCTGTATTCAAATTGCTAAAGTTTGTATTTATTACAGTACGACTATTGGTTATTAAATCACCTGAATTTATTGAAGTTATTGTACTCATGTTGGTCTTATGACGTTAGTTAATAATTGACTGATAGACAACCAATCTTTTGTTTCGCTTGCCCAACTTGTTAAGATGGTTGCCCAAGTTTCACCCGAATTTGGTCTTGCTATATTTGTTATAGTCATCTGCTTGAACGATGTTTAACTTGTAATACATTCGGCTCATCAGTCTCCCTTGTGGCGAAATAATCTTCCAACTTCTGTTCTTCCTTTGCCAACTCAATACTCAATGGTTGTAAATTGGCTAGTCCTAGAGTTAGGGCGGCGTCATAGGCACTCGCTACTACAAAACCCCTATGCAAATCGTCAGCCACTCCCGGCGCTTTGGTTGTGTCTGTGGCTACAAAATATGAAGGTGAGCGTTGGAAATAATACTTAAGTCCGGCAGATACAGAAGTTGCGGGTTTTGGGTACAAACGGATAATGTTGTCAGCTATTTTATCGTAATAGAGCGGTAATCCTGCTGTTTTATTCCATTCGTCTAGTGCTATCCCACCTAGTTGCGCTTGGTCTATTGGTTGAAGTTGTCTGTAAAGACCTGAAGAGTCCAAAATATCTATTCTAGTAAGATTAGTGATTCTATTATTTTGTCCATCAGTCAAGAATGAATAATCAGACTGATTAGCTACTAGGTTTGCAGTACCGATAGGAAGATTAGTGTGATTTGTATCATCAAGTTGGAATTTCTTATCGTTGCCTTTCCCATAAGTAAAAATCTTATTCAGCCAATCGTTGCAAGAGTTCACCACATTGAATGTTTCCCACTGCGAAGAATCAACTCTAGCCATTTTTCTAGCTCGTTGCAGGATTCCTAAATTTGTACTTGTGTCGCTAAAAGGTATCATTGTTTTTTCTTAAAATTATTCTTAAAATCTTGAAGATGAGAGAAAATAGTTGCGACTATTTGACCATCCTCTAAAGAGAGCGAATCGTAATCGTCATACATATCCGTAAGAAATGGTTTCATTATCTCTCTGCCGAGCGGGATTATCTTATCGTTCCACTTCTGCGCTTTGAGGGCAATTTTGTTGCGCGCATTTTCCAGTTCTTCCTTCTTCTTTTTCAATGTGTCGTATTTTGTATGCAGTTCTGCTGGAACTTGTTTTATCATTCGGTCAAAGATTTCTTTCTTAAGGACTTCCATCTCTTTAATGGCTTCGTCTACTTTCGCGCCGACTGCTTTCTGTTTCTCATTGATGTCGGAAATATCCACTTTCTTTTCTTCTTCCTGAATTTTCTTGTCAGTTTCTTCCATTTCCTTTTCTAGTTGTTCTATCTCTACTGATTTGGCTCTGCCGATTTCAACTAATTCCGCTTTTTTCTGTAAAAGAGTTTTGAGTTTATCGTTTTGTATGGTTATTGTTTTGGGGTACATTTTATTTATTTATTATAGCACTATTAAAGAGAGATTCATACGCTTCTCGCCACAAGTGAGCATTTTTTTCTATGGAATAATTGTTTTCCACGTACTCTTTTGCTTTATGACCCATTTCTCGCCTTAATTCTTTGTTAGTTATCAACTGTTCTATCTGAAATATCCAACTAGCGGTATCAGTAGCGAGTAAAAGATGCTCTGCGTCTTTTGGATTGACCTCATAGGGAGAATCGTGAGTTGAAAAACTTTGTCCAACGGTAGGAATTTCCAACATTGAGTTTTCCAAGAATTTCAGATTAGACTTGCACCTATTAAAATAGGAATCATATCTAGGAATAATAACCATGTCCAACTTTAAGCCATTTAGATACTCATAATACACATCACTTGCCACAAAAGAGTGCCACTCTATGTTTACTTTATTCCAAAATGCGTACTCATCCACATAAAGTTTTTTATAGATTTCATTATCGCCCTCCGGCGGCAGTGAAAGTAGAACTAGGCGAACTCTTTTATCATGTTGGTAGTGTTCTATGATTGGCTTCAGCACTTCTACATCAGAAGTTATGCCTACGCTTCCTGTTATGCCTATTCTCACTATATCTGTTTCATTTCTTTTAGGTTCTGGGTAGTAGAAAGGATCAACACAATTCGGCAAGACTACTACGTTAGGATTTAATTCAAGATATTCCTTTTTAAGAAATTCCGTAGAGCAAGTTACGAGGTCAGCTTCTTTAACAAAGGTATCTATACTTTTATTCAGTGTGTCTAGTCCTCGCTTTATTTTCTCCTCGTTCATATACTCATTGAATTTGAATCCGCCATAATCCTTGAAAGTATCATCGTTATCCATCACGACCTTCTTGCCTGCTTTCTGTAAAGCTCGCATCATGGCTAACTGTGCTTCTTTTTCGGGTCTATGAAAGACAATTACATCAGCGTCCACCATAGCTTTAGCTTTCTGTTCGGGGGAGATTCGCTCTAGCCCCATTCTTACCCGATCACCGTCCCAGCCATTCTCTTGAAGAGGAAATAGACAGCGCACGTTGTAGCATCCATCTAATCCATTATTAGTAAAGTAAACTTTCATAACATTTTATCCAATGCTTCGGATATTTTTTTAGTTATTAGTGCTTCTATTTTATCTTCAATCAACTTTTCTATTTTCTCATCAAGTTTGCCGACTTTCTGTGGAGTATTAGTGTCTAGGTTGGGTGTTACCGGTTCAATATACTCCGGTTCAACTGGCTTAATTATTTGTCTAGTCTTTGGATTGATGATATTCCCACTAGGGTCTATCCTTACACTTTCCTTTCTAATGTTCGGTGAAATTATTACGTTGCCCATAAATTGTTTCCTAATTTGCTGATGTTCCGCAATTAGGTGTGGACACCAGCAAACAATTTAAAATTAAATTGATAAGTTAGGCCGAGGTCAAAACAGAAATTCCTGCGTTATCTCTATTCTCTACTACGCCGTAGAGCAAGTCTGCGGTTGTAAGAGTAGAAAGATAATCAGGGATGTAATTGCTTTGAACACGGACTCCATAGCGCCCAGTCATTGAACTGCCTAGTGAACCGCCACTACCTAGTGGTGAGGTTGCAAAGTGCAGAGCGTCTCGGTGCGCTAGCGCGTTGTATCGTCCAGCCGTTCCTGAAACGTATTGCACGTTGTTGGAAACGTAAACCGGAATACCATACAAAGAAGCGCGAGGTGTCTTGGCTGTCGGGTCATTGACGGGTGAGTTCACTGCCAAAGAGAACTTGTCAATGTTTTGGATTTGCTTCCAAAATACTGATGGATGTAGGAAAAACCCAACATCGGTAGATGTATCAATTCCTACCGATTCAAGAGCGGAAATTGCCGCGCGAATGTCGCTATCGCCTAAAGCCGCAGTTGAAGCACCGACTACCGTGGAGAAACCTT